TCTTCTGCCGGATATTGAAATATCAGGGCGGTGATGCCATGAGTACAAAGCTTATTATCAACAGATCTGCTGTAAATGAACGCAGAAAGCAGCTTGAAAAGGCTCAGGATTACGTTGACAGTGAATCACTCCGATTGATGACTTTATATGTTCCGGTCGGTCTGCCAAAGTATGAAAAATCCGGAACACTCAGAGATTCTGGAAAGGTGGCTGCACGCGGAAAGATTGTATACACAGCTAAAAAAGCACGTCATGACTATTATAATCGCAAGGTCAATCACCGACATGGTGGAAATCCTAACGCGACGGCTCTTTGGTTTGAGACAATGAAGAAAAAGCACGGCAAAGCGATACTCCGCGGAGCAGCTGCAATGATAGGAGGTAAGCCAAGCAAATGAACATAATCGAAACGGTACGCTCGATACTGGAGAGCTTCCCGAAAATCTCCGAAGTGTGCAATTCGATACATATTGATTTTACCGATCCTGAGCCGACAAGCTACGGATTGAGCTCTACCGGAGACGAATTGATCCGGGAAGATGTTCTCGGCAACCAGCTTCGTCAACACAGCTTTATGCTCTATACAACGTACAGCAGTATCAACGACTATGAAAGACTGCATAACAGTTCTGCTTTGCTTGAACTTGGAGTTTGGATCGAAAAGCAGACCGGCAGCGAGATTACTACTGTTATCGGCTCGACAACTTACACCGGAACGCTCGAAAAGTTGACAGCTTCAAACGGTATGCTATTTGCAGTACCACAGGAGAACGAGCTTGACGGCGTGCAGTATCAGCTGCAAATAATCGCCGAATATACAGTTGAAATGTAAGGAGGTATACTATGCCGGAAGACGAAAACGAAGTTCTCGATAATAACGAGAACGAAGATAATGACAATACTAACGATAATAACGAGGAGGAAGATACTATGCCTGATACACCTATGGGCAAGCTTCAGAGAAGCGCTCTTGTACACTATGTAAATACTGCTTTTGAAACGACGCTGACATCACCGGATTGGTACAGGATCGGCAAGAATGTTGAGGATATGTCCGTTGAACTGAATCCGGACGTTGAGGCTACAAAGAATATCCTTGACGAAACTGCTGTCGAAGATAAGGGCTATGCGCCGTCGGTTGATGTAGAAACCTACTATGCAGATCCTTCAGACGGTGATATATATACCGAACTCAAAGATATTGCAATGAACCGCAAGACCGGTGACGACTGCAAGACTCTTATACTTGAAGTGCTCATTGATAAGACGACAGGTCCGTATGATGCTTGGGTAGAGGAAGTGATCCTCAAGCCAAAAAGCTATGGCGGCGCAACAGGCGGTGTACGTATCCCATATACTATGACATTCTGCGGAAATCGTAAAGTGGGAACAGTAACTATCGCAAATAAGGTACCTACATTTACTGAAACAACATAATGATAAGGAGTGAGACTATCTATGAAGTCTATTAAATTCGATGAAGGCTATGAAGAGTACATGATCGCGGACGATCCGACAAGAGTAATCAGGATCAGGCTCGGCGACGTCAAACTTCTTAGTCGCATCAAAGCAGCGATGAAAGAGACGAAGGAACTGCTCAGCAAGTATAAAGGAATGCCGGATGAGAAAGGTGAAGTTGAATTCGATAAAGAATTCCGTGAGATAGTTAATAAAGCTTTTGATGCAGACATCTGCACACCTGTATTCGGCAATTCCAGTGTTCTTACACTTTCAGGCAACGGAAATTTTGTATTTACCGAGTTTTTTGATGCTTTTCTTCCACAGCTTGAAGCTGACATCAAGGCTAAGGCGATGACAAGAAAAATCAATGAGCCAGAAGCACGTCCCGCTGTGAAAAAGTACATAGATGCGCCGACAGTCAAGCCTGTTGCCGGGCTTTCAAAGCCATATGGCAGTGAACTGCCGGACATAAGCGGACTTACACCTGAGCAGAAGAAGATGCTGGCAATGCAGCTGCTGTCGTGATAGGCTCACTCCCTGAGAATCTGGAGGTCGGCGGACAGGCTGTCCCGATAAATGCCGATTTTCGGAATATTCTCACGATATTCGAGGCATACAACGATCCGGAACTGACCGATGAAGAAAAGGCATATATCTGCCTTGTGCGGCTATATGCTGCGCCGCTGCCATACTACCACATGGATGAAGCCTACAAGCAGGCTTGCTGGTTCATTGGCGGCGGCGACATCCCTATGAGTGAACCGGAGCAGGTACGCACTATCGACTGGAAGCATGACGAATCTATAATCATGCCTGCTGTAAGTAAGGCGGTCGGTACTGCTGACGTGCGAAGCCTTCCGTATCTGCACTGGTGGACGTTCCTCGGAGCATTTGGCGAGATCGGTGAAGGTCTGTTCAGCACAGTAGTACATATACGCAAGAAAAAAGCCCGTGGAGAGAAGCTTTCCAAGTCAGAGCGAGAGTTCTGGAATAAAAACAAAGCACTCTGCAAGCTGATAACGCCCGAGGAACAGGCGGCGATCAACGAAACGGAAGCTTTTCTCGAAACTATCATATGATTAAGAAATACGATTGCCGCCGTTGTGGACGAATGCTATTTGCCGGAAAGTTCACCGGTATTATAAGCATAGTCTGCCGGCGGTGCAAGACTAAGAATATTTTTATAGAGTAGCTTCACAGCGTGCCTCAGAGTGCCCGAAGCTCCGCGAAAGGAGTGAGGGACTATGGCTGTTGACGGTCATCTGAATTTTGATACAGGGATAGATAAAAGTGGATTTGAAAAAGCCTTAGAAAGTCTGATCTCTGAACTGAAAAATCTTTCCGCAACTATACAGCAGGCTGCTAATATAAAGCTAACAGCCGATACTTCACAGGCACAGCAAGCTGTCAAGGAAGTTGAACGCAGTATCGAGGAAGTACCTGATAAAGCGGTAGCTGTTACAGCTGATGTGAAGCCAGTTGAAGCAGCTGCTGACAAGATCAATGATGATATAAGCGACATCGGTGATACAGCGGAGGATACAGCGGATAAGGTAACGGACAGTGTGACCAAAGCCTCGAAAACCGCTGAAAACAAGGTGGACATTTCTGCTGACCACATTGAAAATAGCCTTAAAAATCTGCATAGCGGCTTCAAAAGTCTTTTGGCGGCTGCCGGAGTTGCTTTTGGCATTGGTGCAGCTGTCAAGTTTGGCAAAGAAGCTGTTGAAAATGCTGCGTCCGTAAACGCTGCAAACTCTCAGCTGTCTCAGACCTTCAGCGAACTTGAAGGCAACGCTGTTGACGCTATGGAACGTGTAGCTGATGCAAGCGGCATAGTCAAGACACGCTTGCAGGGCGTTGGCACATCGGTTTATGCCTTTGCACGAACGTCCGGTATGGACAGCGTTCAGGCGCTGACGATGATGGAGGAAGCGTTGCAGGTCGCCGCAGATTCAGCTGCGTACTATGACCGTTCTTTGGAGGATACCAGTGAGACACTGATGTCCTTCCTCAAGGGCAACTATGCGAATGATGCGGCGCTCGGACTGTCCGCTACTGAAACGACAAGAAATGCCGCCGCTAACAAGCTGTATGGCAAATCGTTCCAGGAACTTTCTGAGGCTCAGAAGCAGCTCACGCTCCTGCAAATGGTCAAGGATGCGAATGCTCTTTCCGGCGCAGAGGGACAGGCTGCCCGTGAGGCTGAGGGCTGGGAAAATGTCATAGGCAACCTCAAAGAAGCATGGAGACAGCTTCTTGCAGTAGTAGGTCAGCCTATACTTAAACTTGCTGTGTCATGGGTACAGGAACTAACTCAGGCACTAACGTATCTCACGGAAAAGGCACAGATCGCGTTCAACACCCTCGCAGCTGTATTCGGTCACGAGATCGAGGATACCGCCCAGACTACTGATAATATTGCTCAAAGTGTCACTGCTCAGAACGATCTTACAGACGCAGTTGAAGAAACCGCAAAAGCAGAGTCGAAGAGCCTCGCCGGATTCGATAAGCTGAACGTTATCGCTTCGGACAAAGCTGAAAGTGCAGGAAAAACAAGCACATCAGGCAGTTTGCCAACTACGATAACCCCCGACATCAAAGTCAGGGATAACACTCCACAGGTGAGCAAACGCCTTGAACGCTTCATAAAAAACGCTCAAAAAGGCTTTGGTAATCTCGAAAAGTATCTCAGGAAGAACTTCGGACCGTCGTTTAAAAAGGTATGGGACGAACTTAGTCCGCAAGTCGAGCGCTTCGGCGATAATATGGGGCAGGTGTTCCGGGACATCAAGTCCCTCGGACCGCCGCTGTTATCTTATTTCAATGGCGATTTCACATCACTTCTGAGGACTTTTGTTGAGACGAGCGGACATATTCTCGCCGGTCTTTTCGACAGCTTCAATACCGTTTTCAGTGATGTGTGGACTGTTGCAGCTTTTCCGATTCTTAAAAAATTCGTAACTGACGGTCTGCCGCTGATAACTCAGTTTGCAGAGCAGGCAGTCATTACATTCGGAACATTTTTTGACGAAGTCAAGAAGGGCTTCGATATGCTCTGGAAGGATGCTGCTGTTCCGTCTCTTACCCTGATCGCTAAGGTATGGACGGATACAATGGGTATCCTGAAAAAGACATGGGATAAGTGGGGCGAACCAATATTCTCTGAGTTCCGGAAGGCTATCCAAGCGACCGGAGATGTGTTCAGAAATGTCTGGAAGACCATATTTAAGCCTATATTTGACACACTTATGTCTGTACTTGACGAGGTATGGGATAATCATGCGAAGCCGCTTATGGAGCATTTTCTGGACTTTGCAGCCCACCTTGCAAGTGTTGCGCTTGATATTTATAACAATTTCATAGCGCCTTTGGTCAACTGGTTCGTTGACCTCTTCGGACCGCAGATCGCAATAGCCGTCAGCGGAGTCCTTGAAGTGATAGGCGGTCTTGTCGGCGGGTTCATGGACGTAATAGACGTAATTATTCGCGGACTTGACAACCTTCTTACATTCCTCGAAGACGTGTTCAAGGGGGACTGGGATGCAGCATGGAACGACATCAAGCAGATATTTGAAGACATCTGGAATCTGATGGTCGATATCGTGAAAATTCCACTTAATAAAATAATAGATATTATCAACGGATTTATAAGCGGTGTTGAAAACGCCCTTAACATAGTCGTTGATGGGTTGAATGAGTTAAGCATCGATGTTCCGGGTGTAGGCACAATTGGATTCGACCTTGATCCAATCGACTTTAAGGAAATACCTCGACTTGCACAGGGTACAGTCGTGCCGGCTAACTATGGTAATTTCCTTGCCATGCTCGGCGATAACAAGCGCGAACCGGAGGTAGTATCACCGCTAAGCACAATCGAGCAGGCTGTCAGAAACGCTATGGCAGGTGGCAACAGAGAGCAGACAATACACGTCCACGTTGAGCTTGACGGCCGAGAGATCGGCAGAGTAGCAGTAAAAGCCGTAAGAGACGAAGAAAAGCGGAAAGGAGCATAAATGAGCAGATTAATACCGATAAAAACTGTGAACGGTACCAATATGGCAAATAAGCTTCAGCCGACAGCTAACGGATATAAAGTTACAAAGTCAGATCTTTATTCGGATTCTACAAGCCGCTCCGCAGAAACTGGTATCCTCATACCATACCTGATCCGTACTGATGTTTATAATATCGCACTTGAATACGTAGGTACAGCTGATGAGATCAGCGAAATAGAAGCTTTATATGCACCTTCTGGTGGTACAAGGCAATACAGCGTCGAATTCCTCGATAATAGTACATATTTCACGAAGACTATGTATCCGAGCGACCGTGAGAAGCCGACAGAAATCATCATTGACGGAGTCCCGCGTATTAGGCTGACGCTGACGCTTATTGAGTTATAAGGAGAGAATATGTATACCGTTTCACAAGCCTATTTAACAGCAATAGACACCGGAGCAGTGCAGCACATCCGCGGCACTATATACTTCCCTGACGGCACTGAGCAGGACATCACGAACGCTATCGAGGGCGGTCCTCACACTGAAAAACGTGCTATGGAAAACGATGATACATTTGCTTTCGGACAGATGTACGTCGGAAGTGCGGAAGTCACCGTGAGAATGAGCGGCGTGTCGTCTGCAAACTTTACCGGTGCGGAGCTGGTGCTCGAATTCGGTGTGGACATCCCAAACGATGATCCGGAGTACATACCGCTCGGGCGCTGGGACATTACCGGTGCTGAGAAGCTGTCCGTAGATAAATGGAAGCTTACCGGCATGGACTGCCTTAACCGGCTTCGGAAAGCCACTCCCTCAGGCTACGATAAGCCAAACGGTTTTCTGTGGATTAGTCGCATATTGCCGTACATCGAACAGGAGTGCGGCGTGAAATTCGCGCAGACCGCACAGCAGATTGCAGCAATGGCGCATCGAGCAGTCC